TTTTGAATGATGGTTCTTTATATCATCGAAAGTTTTTGGTTCACCACTTGGTTCTTCACCTGGTCTTTCAAAATCTCCTTTACCTAAAGCTTTACCTTTTGGTTCTTCTTCTCCACCTTTATCTGCCAGTTTATCCCATGCTTGTTTTGCTGGATGGTCTTTTGGCATTGTCTTAGCAGAACCTGCCTTCATTTGTTTAGTTTCACCATCTTTATCTTTATACTTAATCATCTTTTCATCATCAACTTCAGCTTCTTTCATCACATCTTCTAAAGTAGGTAACGGATCACCCCATTTTCGGTCTGACCATTTAGATTCTTTTATAATATCTTTTAACTTAATCACTTATTTACCAAGTTTCTTAGACCATTTTCCCTGTTTAGGTGCCGATCCTGAAAGTTTAGCAATTTGATCTTTTAAAGAATCTCTTTGTTTTCTAAGACCTTCTGCTCTTTTATAACCACCTGGTTCATTCTCCATTTGTGCAATTCTAAGTCTTAATTTACTTAACTTTGATCTCATACTTTTAAGTTTTGGGTCATTAGCTGCTTCATCTACCTCTTTTTCCTCTTTTTTCAACGTAGATTTTACATAATCTGCCAAAGTAGGTAAAGGATCACCCCAATTTCTATCTTTCCAAGGATCTGTAGATTCTTTTTTCACAGCTTTAGAAATAGCTTTTCTGCGATTTCTCAAATATTCATCACTATCATCAGAATCACCATCATTATCAATATCGTCATCTTCCTGTCCTACTGGATCCAATTCTTCCTCTTCTTCATTCAAATCATAATATCTACTAATAATATGTCCCATATCTTCATATAAAGCTGACATTCTCTCTTGAAGTGATTTTGCTTCTGTAGAAATTTTATTAAATTGTCCTGAAAGAGTACCTAATTCTTTCATATTACGAGATACCGTAACTTTATCAAACCAATCTTCAGTTTCACTTAAAGCATGTTGTCGTGATGTTTTAGCTAAATATGCAAGTGTTTCAGCCACACTTTTTAGGTCATGTTTACCATAAATTGCTTCACCCAATCTTGGAAATACTTTCAAAGCTTCATTAAATTTTCCAGCATTAACTGGCTCGTGAGTTTCTTCTTCTTCAACAAGGCTCTTTAATTTAATATTAGGTGTAGTATCTTCACTTTTGGTTTTAATTTTAGTTCTGAACATATCCATATCCATCATTGATGGTTGTGATACAAACCCTCCTGCAAAAATATGTTCTACTAGTTGTTTTAATTTAATTTTCTTTTTAGCCATTTTTATTCTCCATAATTATCTCAATTTTCCAGTAGGTGTGTATCGTCTGAATCCACTTCTTACCTTACTCCACAATTGTTGTATAAAATCCATCTCCCCATAATGTGTTCTACGAATATCACCTTGTTGAAGTCCTCTTTGTAAATCCATTGCATCATATCTCTTACCTCTTACTCCATCCATCATAGTTTTAATAACTTTCTGTGATGCTTTTCCTAAAATCTTTGACATTTTAACAAGATCAATATCAACTTGTTTAGATGCTTCTGGTGAACTAAATGCTGGAAGTTCATTCAATTCCCTTTCCATTAATTCTTTATAAGGTGATCTCATTAAACTCTTTCCTTTTTAATCTTTACATGCTTCCAAGCTTCTGAACCAATATTGTCTTCCATATATCTTTCTGCTTCTTTCTTTGAATTAAATACTGCTCTCATGCCACCATAAATATGTTTAGGAACAGTTAAAACAAATTTATAATCAGATTCGTCAATCATTCCATTTTTTTCTAAAATAAAATCATTCCATTTACGCCAACTAAAAGTTTCATGCATTTTCATTATGCACCTCGCAAAATATCATTAATAATAGATTCTGCTTTACAATAATCACCACAAGTTCTACCTACAGGATTCTGACGATCTACTGATTCTTGCATTGGATACATAAAAGCTCCTTGTGTAGATGGATTGGAAACGAAGTCAAATGCTATCAATTCAAAATCTGGTTGCACTTCTTGTGCTTCGTCATCACCTGATTCTGATACAGTTTCTACTGAACCCATTCCACGAGATGAAATACCCAACTTAATACCTGCTTTAAATAATTCTGTTAAAATATTACCTGCTGGAGTTCCTAATACCTCTACTGTACCAACCAAATCATGATTATTCCAATGCATTTCTTTAATATTATGAGAAACATTTTGTAAGTTTACTACCGAACTTTCTGGATGATCTAATTCACCTAAAGCTCGTTGTTCTTTAATAAAAGATTCCGTATATTTTTTAGCTTCTCTCATCAATACTTCTTTTGGATATACTCTACCATTTTGATTTTTAGCTTCTGCCCTCTGTAATACTCCGCGAACAACTAATCTACCGTTATTTTCTTTCATAGATTCATTTATTTGTTCTCTTGTTATTTCAAAAGGTAAATAATCTACTAATAATTCTCGATTCATATTATTTCATCCTCTTTACTAATGAGATCATTTCTCTCATAAATTTTGTTACATTTTTCTGATATGACTTTATTAATTGGTCTGCTAACTTACTATTAGGTATATCGGCACTCATTCTATCAGCTAACTCATACATATGCAATCTCATCCGACTTTCAGCACCTTGAATCTGTCTTTTAATTTTTTTAGCCTTTGCTATATCTTTTATATCTTCCGTAAATAAAAGATTTTTTAATTTCAACATTAATATAATTGTCCTACTCTTTTAGCCAACTTTATTAATCTCTCACTAATTCTTCGCATAGCCTTATGAGTATTTTTCCAATATGACCTTGAATCAACATCCATCTCATTCTTCAATCTTACATTCATTTTAGTCAATTTATCAATTTCTGCAAGATGATCTCTAATCTCTCTCATAGATCGACCAATTTTTTGTTTAGGTGTTATACTATCATCATTTCTATAATCGTGATACTTTCCTTCTTTAACAACATTATATCCTGTAGAATTGGTTGCTACTTCCTTTTTTTTCTTTTTACCGCTTTTCCCCTTACCAGTAAATGCAAATGGCGTATTATATGAGCCTGCCCCACTACTAAAAGATGTTTCTTCTAGATTCTTCTCGTCTAATAATTCTCTTATTATATTACGAATGTAGGTTCTGAGATTTTCTCGTGACATCTTCTAATTCCTTAATAAGTTCATAATATCGCATTAAAGTAATTACTTTATTTTCAGTTCCTCTACTCGTCTCTGAAAGAGTATCAGCCTGAGCAATTACTTCTTTTAGTTTTATACTAGTAATATCATCCGATACACCAGGTACCAATTTTTTCAAAGCGCCCTTAATATTAACTACTTCACCATCTATAAATTCTGATAAAGAATTTGTATTTGATACGTTATTAATATATTTTCTCAAAACTTCTTTTTGAGCATGACTTAATGTACTATATTTTTTATTAAATTTTTCTACCATTAAAGTATAGGCTAATAATTTAACATCTTTAGACTCATCAATATATTCTTGAGCTAATTCACTTTTTGGGTTCTGTTTAGAAGTTTCTGTAATTAGCGATTCAACTATATAATCTCTAGAATCTACAATTTCTTTCGGATTTATATCTTTCCCAGTAGTTTCATATAAAAATAATTTATAAATAGATGCTAATCGTCTATAATTTGGCATTCTAGTAGAAAATAAAGCACCTACGTCATAAGTTTCTTTAATATCTTTAATAAGATTAAACTTTTCTGATCTAAGTGTTTTATTTGAAAGTCTTTGTCTACTTTTAATTACTGCGTCCACCAATCTATCAGCCTTATCACGACGCTTATATGTTTCTGTAGTAAGTATATTATATAATTCTAACTCTTTTCCTAAAGCAGAATTTTTATGAAAATGCTTTTTAATCAAAGCTACTGCCTTTGACTCTACATTTTCCATTATATCCGCAGTCACCTGTCGGGTCAATACTTCAAATAGCACACCAGTATTTTTAATCTTAGTGTGTCTTAATCGTTTAGACATAAATCACTCCAATATAGTTTGTCATAAATAAATATAAAACTTCTTAAATATTGATTAACTTTACTTATTATTAACATCTTCTTTATACTCTTCATCTATTTCATCAACTTCATTTATTAGGGTTATATCAGATTTACGTTTTAAAGTATTCTTAAGCTTATCCAAATGTGCTAAAGCCATAATTTTACCGTATTTTGGATTACTAGATGCTTGTTTTTTCTTTTCATGCGCCCCTAATGGGTCTCTGCCCCTAACATGACTGTCTTTTTTATAATGTGATGGTTCTTTTGGTCTACCAGCACCTTCCCATCCACCTTCCGGACTTCCACCTTCTGAACCGATTTCATCTTCTAATTCATGTCCAGTTCTTCCCATCGCCATATCTGAAGGCGTTCCTGTAGCTTCTCCACTCTTTGATGGATCATTACCTTCATTTTCAATTTGGCCACGACGGAATTTTTGTTTGTAATCATATACAATCTTATCATCTTCTAATTTAATTTCTTCACTTGTAAATTTAAATATATTCTTATAAATCCATTCTGAAGAAAGTAAACCATCTTGTAACATAGAACTTGCAAGTGAAGTTTTTTCATTCCACAAAGAAATTTTTTCTTGTTCATAAATTGTAGAAGGACTCATTAATTCTAAATCAAAATTAACTAATTCTTCATCTGTAAATCCTTGAGCATACAAATGAACAATACCAATCTTCATTAATTCACTCATTACAATTCTTTGAATTCTTTCAATAGTGCGAGCAAATCTTACATCTTCTGCCGCAAGTGTTGCCTTTTCCCCAACATTCTCATCAAATCCCAAATATGGTTTTGGGATACGTAATGAAGCCAATAATTTATTTCTTAAATACTCTATATCTTCTACTGCTTCATATGTCAATCCTGGTAAAGAATCAACTTGAGTTCCACTATCTCCACCACGAACTGGCATAAAGAAATCTTCCGTAATATTCTGCATATTATATCTAAGATTATAATCGCCAGTAGCCTTATCTACAACTGGTGCTTTTTTCATCTTATCAATAATTTGATTCATATAATTATCAACTTCTGCAGGAGGGATATTACCAATATCAACTTTAAATATTCTTTTTTCAGGTGCTCTCATAATTCTGTGAATTAACATAGCATCTTCCATAAGAGATAATTGTTTCCAAGTCTTTCTACCACCTTCAATCATTGATTTGCCATAAGGAAGATAATTTGAATCGGAAAGTAATCTGAAATGTGCTATTTCATAATTTTCAAATTCTTCTATCCTACTGCTAATAGAATGTTTAGCAGCCCCACCAGAAGTTCCTAATTCTAATTTAAATTTTACGTATTCTGGATTCTCTGGATCTTCGTTTTCTAATCTAGTTACATCATAAACAGATAAAGGTTCTACATTTCTAATACCGAAACGGTCATCAATATCTAATCTTAAATAGAAATCTCCATACTTACACATATTACGAACCCACGGCCATAAATTAAATTCTATATTTAATACATCGTAATATAAATTATGTAAAATTTTAAAAATATTATCATTGGGTGTATTGATTTCAAGTACATTTCCATACTCACTTTTCATCGTAGATTCATCTGCATATATATCTAATGCAGAAGAAAGTATAGCATCACCGTCCATTGATTCATAATCTCTAAATAACCCTAAGCGTAACGATTTAACTAACTGATTATCTGAATAACCAGACAATCCCGCACCACCAGTGGAATAAATCTTTTTATATCTATCAATCAACCCTCTAGTTGGCATATATTGAGATTTACTAGTATCAACTACTTTTAATTGTCGTCCTCCAACATTCCTAACAATTACGTTAGTTGAAAATAATCTCTTTAATCTACTTCTTAAGCTTGTATCAGCCATTTTTACCTCTATTTATTAATTAACCAAGTTAAATCTTCTTTTTTACTATCAACTTCCCATGTCCAACTATCATTTTTATCAGTCGGCGTGTATATAGCTGGATTCATGGATATACCAGAAATAGCTTTCTTCTGTATTTCTATTCCTTCCGCTCTTAAACGTAAAGCGGTATCACGTATCCACAATCCAATACCAAACGACATTACTAAGTCATCATTATATCCTGACATAGCTTCTGCCCTATTATTGTTATATATAAATACGAACAATTCATCAATTAACCTAGAAGAAGAAACTTCTACTGACTTTTCTCTAAAAAATTCTTCTAATTTTGCCACTACTAATGGTCGTGTTTTCATTGACATTGTAAACCCAGGAACCATTTGTTTTTCTTGTCCATAAATTTTATTTGTCATTTGTTTTTGTGTATCTATATATTTTAAATCTTTTGACATATAGAATAAATTATCATACTCTCTATCAATACATTGTTGAATAGCTGCCCAACCAATTGATGCATTTTCAATAACTAATAATGCATTATTATATTCAGTAGCTATATTAACAAGTAAATTACCAAAATCTTTTGTTCCAATCCTACCTTTATATTCTGCCACTTGTTTACAATCTTCTACTTCCATAACATGAAATGCAGAATAATCTGTTCCATCTCCTCTACTAACATCAGCACTCACCACATAATCTTTTGTATAATTTGGTGGATCCCATATCCAAACATTACTATCTACTCCACGTTTTTCAATTGGATCCTTAACTTGTGTGGTTTTATATTCTTCCAAAATTCTACCATCAATTACCATCAGACCAGAAGTTACAAAGTCACAATCACATTCTTGTGCTGCCATTGAAGGACCTAATAATTTATCTTGATGATCTCTCCATTCTTGGTCTCTATCTGGATGTACTGACCAATGTAATCTTAAAATATTCCATTCATTTAAACCATCTTCAGCATCAACCCAAGTTCTGTGAAACCAATTACCGACACCATTTGGTGTAGAAAGTGCAATACATCGACCACCCAATGCCAATGTTTGAGATGCCGCAGTCCATATTGAATCAATTCTAGGAATAAATGCTGCTTCATCTAAAATTAACAATGATAATGCTTCTGATCTGCCAGCCTCTTCAGAACTTGCTACTGCTTTTATTTGAGAACCATTCTTATATCTTAATGACAATTTATTATCTTCTACACATTTTTGTTTTAGCCAAGTTGGTAAACTAGCATGCATTACCCTAACTTTAGTAACCAAATTTTTAGCTACATCTTGTTTAGTTGCAATAACTAATATATTCTTATCATCATAAAATGTCATCATCCATAATGCGTATCCCGCAGTTAATGTAGATATACCTAACTGACGTGCTTTTAAAAGAACATTATAATCATTATTAACAAATTCTTTTAAAGTTTTCTCTTGATAACTGTATAAATCAAATTTTATTTTACCTTTTTGTGGATGTTGTATATAACAATATCTTCTTAAAAAATGCACAGGATCTTTTGCACATTTTTTAAATTCTAGACGAATAGCTTCTTTTAATTGTTTTTTATCTGTAGTCATTATTATAAAATATTAGTTATAGAATTAATTGTAGATGTTATTGCATAGGATAAAATTGCCCCATATGTAAAATATAACCATTTATTTTCGTACCAGGAGGGTTTTACCAACTTTGTTTTCTTTTCAAGTAATTTTTTATCGTTTTCTAAAATATTAATTTTTTCATCTTGTAACGCAATTGTAACACTATCCTTAGCAATAAGTTCCTTATGTATATATATCAACTTATTTTGTGAACTTAGAATATTTTTTAAAGAATCAACTTCAACTTGCAAATTCTGAATATTTGTTGCAATTTTTTTCGATTCTTCTTCAGTAAGTGTAACCTGTGCTGAGCAAAATGTAGTTATTAATAATATTAATATCCATCTCATTATGATTCTAGATTTTCAATTATCTCAATAAAGTTACGACTGTAGAACCGCCTGTTACTACTTTACTCAACGCAATTGGATGGATTATATTCGCCGATACTGGATTAGTACCACCAACTATTGTTCCACTTCCATTAACTGGAGTCAAAGTATAGTTAGTTCCTGTATGCACCATAAATGCCGTACTAAAATTTGAACCTGTTGCCGAAAATGTTGTACTTGCGGCTACTGTCTCTACAACTTCTCCATATGCATTTTGAGTAGTTTCAACTGCTTTAGTTCTTCCTACAAATGATCCTTGTACTGCTGTTGCCATTATTTACTCCTATTTTTTTGCAAATTTTCTTAAAAAATCTTCAGCGTCTTTTGAATCTTTAATTTCCTTACGCTTCTTACTGCCTTTTTTAACACTTTTTATTTCTTTTTCTATATCTGCAGCCTTAGTTTTCAAATTTTTAGATTCTTTTTTTGCTTTTTTAACCTTTTTACCGATAGATTTAATCTTTTTAGTAGAATCTTTTAATTTTTTATCAATCTTTTTTACTTTTGCCCGTTTTATGGATGATGCTTTGCCTGATATTCCTAAAAAAGCTAAAATTAGAGCTATTATTTTTCCCAAACCTATAACTCCCGTTTTATTTTAGTAATATATCTGGCTAATTCCTTCCTATCCAACCCTAAACCATCAATTATTTTAGCTAATGCTGCAATTTGTTTCCTACGATTTAAATTAGCGCCTTTTATCGCGCTGACCGCCTTAGTTAAAAATCTTTGTGCTTGAGCTGGTAATTTTACATCAAGTTTATCTAATCCACCTTCTGACTGTTTTTCTGATATAATGGATTTGATTTCTTCTCGTACCATACTTCTAAGTTTCTTTATGTCCGACATGAACTTCTCCTATTGTATATAATCCTACACCTATAAATATATAAATATATTAAATTGATTCTTCCAATTTTTTTATATATTCTTCAGCTTCTTTAATTTCTTGATTAATGTGGGCTTTATCTACTTCCCACTGCTCTTCATCAAGTGAATATCCATCTGGTTTAACCTGATTAAGAAAAGTAACTGTATCTGGAGCTTTTTTCCACTCTTCAATAGACTGTTTCATTTCTTTAAGATAAGATTTTTTATTTTGTCTAACAGTTTCCTTGATATGATCATTTAATTTTCCCTGTACCGCTAATTTATTCTCAAATTCTACCTGACAATCCAAACAATGATTATATCTACGATAATACTGACTATCAATCCTTTTTTTCATTATCCTATCACATTTAGGACAAAACCAAGGCGTTCTAGCTTCCTGTAAAATTTCTGATCTTTCATCTTTTATTTTTTTCTCTATTGCTTCTTTTTCTTCTAATTCTTTTTTAAACTCTTTATCAACACCACTTACAAATATTCGTTTTTCAGGATTTCCCCCATCCATAATATTTTGTAATGCCTCATTCTGTCGTAGATTTTCTTTACTATATCCTGCCATAATTTCTCCTAAAAAGTTAATAACCCTAAAATTTGATTTACCGGTGCAAATGCGCCAGTGAATTTGTAAACTTTACCTTTATACTTAAATACAATTCCTTCTGATGGAACTATAGAATCTAATCCGCCTATTGAATTTAATTTACTTACTTGTAGTTTTAATGCTTCCAATTTCTTAATATCTTTGGCTGTTTTTACTTTAGATATTGCTCCAATTACATTCTTTCTTATTTTTTGTACTGCATCATCTGGAGATGCGGCTAAGTATCCACTGATATTTTTTAAAATTTCAGTTCCTACTGCAAAAAATAAAACTTCAAAAGGCCTCATATTTTGTTTTACCATTTTTTGATGATCTACCTTATCTGTAGTTAATACCCAATCCAAAAAATCAGGATATTTCTTAAAATCTTTTTTAATCATTGGTATTTTATATGATTTATCAAAGAATGCCCAACGTTTTACTAAAGATTTATATGCTTTATTTGTTATTTTTACTCTAAATTGTTTTTCTGCGTTAAAAATAAATTCTTCCCAATACCTTTGATGGTAAAGTGCTAAAGTATCTTTATCTTTTAATGCATATTCTTTTTGTAATTTACTTAACCTACTTAAAAAAGTTTTCTTCTTAGCATCAAAGTTTTGTGATTTAGGAACACTTAAAAATTGTGGTTTACCAATTTTATAATGTTTTTGTATATGTTGATTAACTTGTTTAATCATACCAGCTAACATTCTTGCAGACCCTTTAGGCTGTCCTATAGGATTTCCACTATCATCATATTCTAAAGTACCGTGAAATACTATTTGTGCTTTATCATAATCTATGACATTTGATGACTTAGGCCACATAACTTCAAGATTCATCCATCTCTTACCATTACCAAAAACCTTTTCCTTTTGAGCATCCGATAACGCTCCTATAGATTTACTTAAATCTTTCATTGCAAAAACAAATGCATTTTTAATATCACCCCTACCTGCAAATTTAGAAGCAACACCTTTAGTAGTCATAGCCTTTTCACCAAAATTCTTTAATTGTCCTTTATTTCTGGCTGTAACTAATTTTCCATCTTTCCAACTAATCATTAAATTTTGACCATCTAATTTTTCTGTAACACCATCTTCTCTATTAAGATTTCCGCCTAATCCATCAGTAATTATTTTCTTTAAATCTCCAAATGTCAAATCTTTATCATCAAATGGATGATTCATGTGACCATATGCTCCACCTTCAATTAATAAATCTAAATCCTCAACTATTGATATTTTTTCAGACAAACTTTTTACATATTTTTTAGCCGCCTTATCGCCTTTATTTTTAGCCACCCATTGAATCGCACTTTTTCTACCAACTGTTTTCTTTCTTCCTTTTGGATTAGGATTTTTTACTGTATCTGGCGCAGTTGTTTTTGTTTTCTTTTCAGCGTCTGCTTTCTTTTGTTTCCTAGCTGTATATGCTCTATAAGCACCAAATGAAAGACCCGCAGCCATTGTTCCAACACGACCAAACGCCTTTACATACGGTGCAGTCAACCCTGTTGATGCTCCTACTACAGTTAATACTAAAAACTTAGTTCCCATTTCACCACTAAATAAATTTGCGAATGAAACATCTCCAAGTGCCGCTGCTGATGCAGCTGCTGATAAATCTAAATCATATTCTGGGTCTCCGATAAAAGTCATCTTTGTCCATGCATAAGTTACCGCCGCGGCTGCAGCTATACCCATTACTCTTTTTAGTTTTGGATGATTTTTTAAGTAATCATCTAATTTAACTAAAGACTTTTCTTTCTTTTGCCCAAACTTAGTTGTTGCTAATTTCTTTGCTATCTTATCAGGAACATAATTGATAATTTTTTGATATCCTCTAAATCCTTTCTTAGCCATCTCAAATACTTTATCTACACTAAAATCATTTAACTTAGCAACAGAAAAAGTATTTTTATTCATCATTGATTTTCTAACTTTATCTAAAGGTTGTTTTCCTCTTTTAGCCCAATCCTTTAAGAAGTTATTAAACTTAACTCCTTCTTCTAATGTCATCCTTTCATCAATTTCTAAAATCAATTTTAAATTTTCATTTATTGGTTCTACTTCTATCAAATCCTTCCACCAATCTTTTGAGAATACTGATTCTTCCTTTACATTATCTATATTAATAACTTTCATCGTTGGACTAACACCCGCTGCCATAGCCGCCACCAATCTTGTATTACCACCTACCAATTGTACATTACCTTCTTTATCTTGAGCCGCAAGATTAGCAGGTATTGAAGCGCCCCCACGATACGCATCAATTAGTCCTTCTATATTTCTCCATTTACCACCGGCCTCACCTCCCTCAAATCTTTTCACATATTTAGGGTTGTGCATTATTTTTTTAAATGTTCTGTATCGTTTATGATTTTCGGGATTATCATATGGATCAATACCATCTTTTTCATCCCAATCGTATTGTGGTAAATCTTCACCAAATTCATCTTTAGCTTCTTGGGTATATTCCCACCTCTCCCCCTCATCTCCAAAATTTTGATAATTTATAAGATTTTTAACTTTTTCTTCTTTATCCGTATCTCCGAACTCATCGCGTTTCCCTTGTTCACTCTCGTCATTCATTATACTATATGCATAACCACCTTCAGTATTCTTTATATTTTTTAATTCGTCAGAAGTTAGTTGTCTATCTTCATGATTGTTTCTAATATATGCTTCTGCTTCTTCTGGAGTTTTTTCTTCAAATCCAGAAACATTTAATATAACTTCGTTAGATTCTTCTTCATAATTTGCAGCAGTCCAAGGTTTAGCATTATGTTTTGGTCTATGGTGCTTCTGTTTTAATTTTTGTTTTACAACTGATTGTTTCTTTTTTACATCTCTTTCTTTTTTACCTGATGGATTATCTGGTTCTACATTTTTAGAAGTTTTATGTTTACTTATATAATCTTGTTGAGCGTCTACCGACATATCCGTCCAGTATTCTTCGCCAGCTTCTTTTAACAATTCTTTATTCCACCACTCTTTTGAAAACAACTTTGATTCTTTTAAATCAGTATTTTCTGTTTCATCATCTGCTCCAGGTAATACTGGTTCTTGTACTTGTACTTTTAACACATTATCTTCTAAACCTAACCACTTAATAACTTCAAATCCTAAATTAGACAATACAAAATTTAATCTTTCTTTATACTTGTTATGTAAATTACGTTCACTCTGTCTACCCCTTATTCCTACAGTTCCATAAGAAGGTGTTGGCATAAATCTATAATTTAATGTATAATCAAAAGCTGGGTCATGTGCTTCATCAGCAAGCATATAATTTAAAACTGTCCATCCTGTTTCTTTAAAAATAGAATCTAACCACTCAGTAGATCCTTTTTTATAATCGCCAAAACCTTTATAATAATGAGCGGGCCCATCATCTATAGGAGCATTAGTCTGAAAAGTTGCTTCATTCAAATATTTTGATACATCTACATCTACTAAAAATTCATTTATAAGTTCTTTTGTTATTACAACATTTTCACCAAATAATTTACTAAATTTATTAGTCATCATATTATAAACACCTTTATCAAAATAACCAAAGAATTTTTTAAATCTCCGTTCCCTATCATCTGCATACTTTGGTGAACCTAGTAATTGTCTCATAGCAGTACCACTTACTTCCATACCACCTGCCTGTATAGAAAAATGTGGAGCGGTTAAAATATATCCATGTTTATTATGACCCACTAAATTTTTCTTATTCTTTTTATAATCTTGATAATAAGTTTTTTCACCACCCTTTTTTGTACCACCAGATAATCTATCAGCATCTTTTGCCCCAAAAACATAAACAACTGCTGTAGTATTTCTATCAAACTTTTTTAATACATTAGTTGCTACATAGGGTTGTCTTTCTTTAACAATTTTATTAGATGGAATTCCCATTTTAAGCATATGTCGTTTCTTCTCTTTAAAATTCATTGGATGTTTAGGTAGTCTTTTAATATCTGATGTAGTTATATACGCATCATCAAATTGTTTCTTCATCCACTCATATACTTTTTTATGATGAGGTCCAAATGGTTGAAATCTACCAGCATATATTCCTACTACTTTTTTAATTTCTTTTTGTTCTTTTAATTTTTTACCTGTATCGGTTTTTAGAAAAGGGCCTCTTCTAAGTGTTTGAAATTTAACAGGTACTTCTTGACCAAATAATTTCTTTGGTGATAATATTCGTAATGTAACTTTTTTATTTGGGTTATCCACTTTTATTGTTTCAAACTCTATCTCTTTATATTTCTTACCTTTATGTGTAAGATTTTTACCAGTTATAAATTTTTCAACCTTACTACCTCTTACAGCAAATGCTTCATTAACTTCTTCTCCAAGTAATCTTAATAATTGTATCATTACTAATGGATTGTTAGAAAGAAATGTTTGTAATTTACTTATATTCTTAGCATAATTTTTTGGTAACACTTTTTTATCAATTAATGCTTTCAATGCCTTTTTCATTTTTGGTTTATTTACAAATTCTTGTATTTTACGATACTCATCATCTTTTCGTTTTTTATCTAATTGTTTTTTTACTTTATTGACTTTCTTTACACTTGGCGCACCACTAATCACACCACCACCCGCACTTAAACCAATAGATTCTATAAATTTTTGTTTTTCAATCCACTTCTTGGCTTGTTTATTTCTAATTGGTTTTTTAATAAATTTACTAATACCTTTTTTAACCAACATATTAAATTTTTTCTGTGCTTGTTTTGGGCTTAATGTAGAATTATTATCAACTAACATAAAATTTTGATTGCCGAATAATCCTTGAAAAAATGCCATATTTTTTTGTACATTTTTCCAATACTTTTCTACAATTTCTTCTGGTAAAACTCTATCTCTTAATTTGTTTCTCTGTTGTGCTACCTCTAATGAAGTATTTACAAATACCATATAGGTATCATAACCTAAATCAATTAATTTTTGTCGTTCTTTTTTTATATCTTTGTATTTGTGTCCAGTACCATCTATGATAACACCAAGTCTACCTTGTGAATATAACTTTAATCTTTGTTTACTCAACGCTTTAGCATGTTGTCTAACACCCATATGTGCACTATAACTTGGATCAGTAATCTGTCTAAATAAATCATCTGGCATATTATCTAAATCTGTTGAACCAAAATACTTTTTCAAAAACATTTCTAATTCAGTATCTTGATTGACAAGTTTTAATCCATAAGCAGAAGTGGTTAATTTATCGGGGATTCCAAATAACCCACCAGCAACATATGACTTTCCACTACCTGGCCCGCCTGCTAAAAATACTGCTTTAAATATGCCAGGATCATTTACTCCTTCTCTAATTGAACGATTTAATCTACCATAAACCCTCTTCTGTCGCTTTCTCATACCCAACCCAGTAGGTATCCAATTTTTAGGCCACTCTTCAGTAACTTCTTCTTTATCAAAAATATTAGTTTTGGGCATTAATCTGAACTTTAAAGCTGGTCTACCGTTTATTAGTAAATCACCTTTTTCATTCCAATCTATTTTCTTAATGACTACCTTTTTGTTTTTAAATTTACCCATCTTGACTGTATCTCCAACCTCTATAGGTAAATCTACATTCTCATCCAAAAAAGGTTTAGTCAACCATTCAGTTAATTTATTCATTTAACTTTCCTATGCCATTTAAGCACTATACTTCCAACGCACGTCTAAACCACCCAAACAAAAATCTTTCCTGCTCAGGTTTTCTCGCTACTAAATCCATATAATATTTAACTCTATAGCAACGAACTCTATCTAATTCGGGGGTATGTTTTGCTAATGCTGCCTTTGTTCCAGGCCCAAATCCACCATCAACCGTTAACTTACCACCTTTACCATTTATTGCTCTCTGTAATATTTTGACTGCCGAACCTCTTCCCTGATTGACTGCCATATCAAAGAATATATGTTTTAAGTTTTCTGGTAAGTCATCTACCTTATTCTTATCCCAATAGTCTTTTTTATAAATATCTTTTGCCTGCTCTTTGGTTAAATTTTTAATATCTACATCTGGATAAAATCTTTTTGCGATTCCAAAATTAGTTTCCCCACCTAAATCTTTTGGATCATTAACGTAACCGCCTTCGTGTTCTAAGGTTAATTCTATTATCTCGTCAAATGACGTTAAAACTTCATCTCGCATAGTATTGCTCCTAATATCTTGTTCTGTATTGCTTTTTTTAAACAACGAAATTAAAAATTCTATTATTTTATTTAATTCCTTCACTTATAAATATAACTTTCATTTATTACTTGTAACTTTAATCTTTTCCTTCATAGGTTTATGATCTGGCCTACCAGTTAATTTGTAACCTAAAACTTCAGCATTTTTTTGTCTTGTTTTTTCAAATTTTGCTAGATCTTTTTCATCCATTAATTCTGGACTACCAAATCCCTCATTCAACTTCTGAATTTCTTCTCTTATGATTTCTCTTAATTGTGATTTAGTTATTTTGATAAGTTTTACCTCATTTACGGATTCTTCAATATATCCTTTTTTCCTTAAATCTTCTTGACCTTTTTCAAATGCTTTTTTATTTTTATAAATGCTTATACCAAAGAAATCACTACCATCTTTATGTTTTTCTCTACCATCATGGTGTGAGATTACATATTTGGCTTTACCTATATTAAATCCAACTTTAAATCTTTTTTTACCTTCATTTACGGATTCTTCAGAACAACACTCTTTACCTTCTTTACAATTACCACAACAATCTTTACCACCTTCTAACTTAGCTTTACGTTTTATTAATTCTTTTGCAATCATTCTAAAAATTAACGCAGCCCCACTAGATAATCTTTCATCCGCCATCTGTTTATATATTTTTACTAATTTTTTTGTAGGTGTTTTTGGAATCTGAGAACCTGCCATAATTTCATTTACAGATTCACTTTTAACTTTATTTCCTAACAATTTTTTCCAATCATCCGCTTTTAGTGAGATTGAATTTACTCGTATATTACCATAATTTACATTATCCCAATCTCTAACACCACTAGCACCAATAACTTTAGCGGCCTTTTTCCTGAAATCATTTGGGATTATATCTTTTCCAAATCTAGCCACTCTTACATCAATCCAGGGGTTATGGTTTGCCTGTTTTATAACTCTAACCTTTATAGGTACTTTGAAAAGTTTTTGTAAATATGGTTTTAATTTTCTTGCGTATTTTGGATATTGTGCCCATTCTTCTTTTGAAATAGCTTCTTTCTTTAATCTACTCTTTTCGGCTCTGCCACGATTAGTTGATTCTTTTTCAAATCCCACTATTTTTCCTCCCTTATGAGAAGCGTCTTTACCATCACCATTTCCATAAGTACCTTTTTTTCTATTATACTGATTTAATTCTGCTCTGTATTTCTTTGCTTTAGTAGATGAACCATATTT